TATGTACCAAGATAATGTTTAGTTAGTTTAGGCATCACAGCACTATAGTGTCGTTCTTGAACGAATAGTGTTGCAACTCTCCAATCTATAGGTTTAATTATCACCCCTATGTCTCCTCAAATAAGCAGCTCCCGCTTCTAAAACTTCTGGACGATCTAGTGAACGACCTATCATAATATTACAATAGTCACAAATATATTCTCTTGCTGTTTCAGTTTCATGATCATGATCTAACACCCAAATAGTTTTTGCTGTTGCAGACGACAATCCTTGAAATGCGCCCCTACCCCTAATATATTCTTCATCATCTCCACAAATACCACATTTATGATCTGAATCTGGTTTAGGTATTTCTTTTCTAACTTTATTAAGAACTTTTGTTTGGTGTTGTTGACACACTTTACAAATATTCTTTGTTTCTCTTGATCCATCTTTTCTATGTCCTCTATTTGCAAAGAGGTCTAAATGTTTTACCTCTCTACAAGAATAACACATCTTAGTGTCTGATACTTCTTCTGGGCCCCATAGTGTTTGAATAATCATATTGGTAACTTTCCAACTTGACTATCCGTATACATTTTCTTCCACTTGATTTTAATCTTCTTGAAATCTCCACCCATAACATTCTCTTTAATGCCATTCCATGATACATGGTTAGGATACATCTCAATAAGTTTTGCATGTGTATTGTTTATTAGTTCTAAAGTTCTCCACTCATTACATCCACCATCCACAAGAATCTTTGATATATAACCAAACTCATCCCATATACGATTAGTATGTCCTTTTTCAAATAATTGTAATACCATATGAATATCTTCACAAACTGGTAGCGACCAATCTAGTTCATCTTCCTTTGGTAATCTCTTTCCATTAAAAAAGAAACCACAGTTTACAGCTGCAATGTCAATATAAGGTTTACCTGCTGGTGGTAAATTACCTTGACGAAAACCAGCAAAGTCTACTTCATCTAACCACTCACTAGTTTCTGATAACATGTAATCCCAATCTTGGGCATTCATAAGTCTCTTTGACTTTTCACCATTTGGTGTTCTACGAATAAATTTTAGATCATCATCAAACACACCATATTTAATATCAACGCTATTCATGTATATCCATCGTCTTGTCTCCGTGATACCAATATCATTATCTGGCAAAACTAAGATTGGATACTTTGAATATAAATGTTTTTCTTTAGGTTGCACTACAAGAGTTGTCAAGGCCTGTGCAGGCCCTGACATATTATCATAGGTGATTTGATTATTACATCTACCTAAAGTCGGTATATAAATGTGATCTATAATGTGTTCTTCTCCAAGTAATCTAACTCTATTAAGTTAACATAAAAAGTTACTCCACCATAATTAGAAGACCTTGATAACCTCTTTTCAGCTTTTGCAGACCACTTCTTTTTCCACTCTTTTTGAGATTTCATTGATGGATGTTTGATATAAACATTTACATACCTCTTAGATAACTTACCATCAATTATCGCATCAAACTTATCAAATAATTGATCGATGTCAAAGTTTGCAGAAGATGACACATAAGAAACTGTATCTTTATCTGAAGCAGCATCTGTGATTTCTTTTATCTCTTTATCAGTATATACCTTTAACTGAAAACCAGGCGGTATCAACTTTGCATCTTCAATCTCATCTATTGCCTTATCTACAATCCCCTTGACTTGTCTTGTTGAAAAATTGTTCTTCAACAATAAAACTGTGTTCTCATTAGAATTAGCAGCGATACCTTTCTTATTGAATTTATTTACAATGTTTTGAATCCAATCTTCTTTATCTGACTTCTTCTGAGCCTTCTTTGGTTGAGGATTTAATAAATTTGCAAGGTCGATTAACTCAATCTCATCAAACTTTTCCCAAACTTCTTTAGAGATATACATAACAGGCATTGTATCGACATGAGGCACCTTGTTTGCAGAAATAGTAGTATGATTACCATTTATCATCAAGTCTTTATTCTTACCATAAAAATCTTTTAAGATATGAACAGGCTCCCACTCTGATAAATCACCCTTTAAATCCATCATTGAGTCTTGTAAAACTTTCAAGTGTTCTGGGTCAGTATTTGCAACCCTTACTTGAAACCTCTTGACATCTTTGATTTTTTCTTTTTTTACAAATTTTACTGGAAACTTCTTTTCCACAATTGCATCATACAATTCAACAACTGATTTGTATTTTGTTTTTTTAACATAAAGACCACCACCATTAGACTTATTATAATAGTCATCATTATTTTTCGCATCAACTTCTAATAGCATTTCATTCTCCTTTGTTGCCATTTCTTGACAAGTTCCATAATCTAAGATTTCATAGTCATTGTCTTTGTTTGCAAAGTCTTTTCTAAAGATAGGACATTTACTAGAATGATAATAAGTACCATCTGCTTTACCCTTATGCCAACCGATATACATCTTTCCAGTTTTATGAACTGTTATTTTGTATAAGTAAGCTTCGTAATTCTTTGGTTCATTTTCTCTCATCATCATAAGGCTATACTACCAGATAATTCGCTAAATGTCAAGTGAAAAATTCATTTTTTTCTTAAATTCGTGATAGTATTCGTCCTCTGATAACAGCACTTGAGAATATCTGGCACGATACTCATATAATCTATATTCAAAGTTATCTTTATCTCTTAGTTCTAATATCTTCTCATATAGTTCATCAAACTCTTGTACTCTCTGCCATTCGGTTATATTATACTTACCAAGTATATCATAGTCTCTCCACACAAATGGTATCATACCTATAGATAAGGCCTCTGGATATCTTGATGTTGTTGCATATGGGTCTATCCAATTAAAACATAATGTACTTCTTGCTGGTTCTAGTAGTGGATATAGTTGTTTCCAATCCTTTATCCATGAAGCCTGTCGTTTTACTCCACTAGGAAATCCCCCTACCATTACAGTAGACAAGTCTGAGCGATATATTTTTCTTATTGTCTTTTCTCTATCGTTACCATGTTTCATACGACCCCAATAGGCAAAGTCTGTTGTCTTTTCCAAATCAAACATATCTGCAATTGGATTCTTTAAAGTCTGAATAAAGTGATATTTCATTCCATGAATATTCCCACTAAAATCTATTTCATCTATCGTATGAAAGTTTTTAATATTAGGTATAAAACTACGATACAATTCTTCTGTATCTCCTCTGTCACTTCTCCACATAATTACAGTTTTACCCTCAAAGAATGGTATAATCTTTTCCATGTGACTTTGTGACTTTGCAAGGTCTTTTGGATTCATCTGTAACTCACCATGATACCTAAACTCTGAATCACTAGGTATAACTATTACATCGGCCCACTCTATATTCTCTGGTGTCCTTTTAGGTCTACTTTTGTCAAATGATACATTATATGTTCTATATTCATGCTGTGGATTTGCTTTCATCCACTTGACATAGTTTTCAAAGAAACTATCTAGAACAGTTTCTAATGGGCCATTATACTTTACATTACTTCGTAATCTTGCAATTGTTATTTTCATTGAATCACCTTATTATATCAATCTTATCCATAGTGTCTTTATTCCAGACCTCTAGTTCTCTACGAACTTTGTCCTCTCTAATCATTTTAGTGTATCTTTTAGTAGAAAGTTTCTTCCACCATTTAATTATATTATCAAGTTCAAAACGGTCATAGTTTTCTGCCTTAATTAATTTATCTGTCTTACCAAGAAGTACATCTTTTGAATTGGCCCATCCATACTCACCCATATAGAATCTCTTTTGAGTTGTAACATCTCCTGCTCTTGCAATTTCTTTTGAGAACAACTCATATGCTTTTGTGTCATGTTCTTTAAGACTTGCTTTGATGATACCCACCATCTTAGTCTGCATCTTTAACTTTCTTGAACTTGCACCTTTATGTATTAGGTCTTCACCACCGTTTCTTTCGGTAAACCAATCTCTCATTTCCATATAGATATCTTCTCCAAGTGTCAATAAAAACTTAGATTGTGTATCGCCTTTATATCTCAAATATGGTCGCATACCATCATACATAGATGCACCTTTAAGATTGCCATAGAGAGATGTAGTTTCAAATAGACAAAACTCTGTATCATACTTCTTGTTTAACATACGTCTAGTTGCATGAGAACAACAAATGGCTGCAAGTAATTTACCACCAAGATAGTTATATCCAAATGGTTGTGCAGGCACAATATTAAATCCCATAATAGCACGTTTGTTAAAAATATCTAAATCTGGAACACCACCAAGGAAATCATTTCTAGGTTTAGAATTAATTAGTGGACTACCATAACGAATAAACCCTACAATAGTATTTGTAGTTGTTTCTTTCACCACAAGTTTCAGTGTCTTGCCTGGGTTCTCATCTGGTGAGAATGATGCAGTTTTTTCTAGTAAAGTATCAAACACCTTCATAGGTATTTCTACAACTTGAAAATTCATGTCCTCTGGATGCATATCAAAGTCTTGAAACAAATCATCTTCAATAGACATGCCGGGCAATGGTGATGGAATATCTTTAACTCGTTCTATCTTTCTTGCACGAAAATAATCGTCAATACGATTAAAATCCTTAAAGTATTGCATTAATTTTGTAGCAGCATATATTGAATCTTGTTTATTTAATATCATAGAAAATCCATTAAGTTACCTTGTTGGCCATATGTTCTATCCACCGTCCATTTAAGTTTGGATACAATAAAATTTAGTGGTTCAACAAATGACTTTTCAAATTGTTGTTCATAGTCAATCATACTTTGCAATTCAAACTCTTTAGGCATCTTTGTAATAAATGAAATAGAACTTGATTGGTGAGCATTTGGTATTCTTAAATGTAAGAATTTAATTTTATCCCCCTCTTGAATATAAGGATATTTATTTACTAGTTTCTTTTGTTTAAGAAGATGATTATATAGAATTGCACCTTTACAATGAATGGGCGCTCCTTTGGCAAACAGTGAACTAGGATCACTCCATTTTGTCAAACCGTTTACACTTCTGGGATAAGCGATATCTTCTGGTGGCATATTCATAAACTCTTCTCTAAAGTCTTGTATAAACTTATTTAGCATTTTTTCATCACCACTCATGATGATTTTCAACCCTTCTTTAATTTTGTTTCTACAAGGTTCAGGCGTAGAAGATTTAACTGCTTCAATGCCCATAATCTTTAGTTTTGGTTCTTGATAACGAACCCCCTCATTATCCCACACATTAAGAATATATCTTTTCTTTGCTGTCCAGATACCCTTATCTGCAATAACCTCTCTAGACATCTCCATCTTTTGTTGATATGCTTTCGTGTAAGTAGCGAGTTCTTGATAACATTTACTAATATATGGTTCTATCTTATCTTTTGCAATTGTATTAAGAAAATCAATTGGACTAGATGGATTAAACTTGTCTACCAACGAACCAAATGTCACATAGATAGAATCTGTATCAGAGGCAACTACATAATCTTGATTATCAGTTTTCATCAAATCATTCATATAGTCGTTAATCTTATTTTCAATCCAACGAATAGATAGTTGTCCAGAGGTTGTAACTGCCTCTGCCATTGCAAGAGAATAATATCTAAAGTATTGATTACCAATTGCACCATAAGCACTGTTTAGTGCAATCTTTCTTGCCATCTGAATATTATCATACTTAGAAATCTTTTTAAGTAGTTTTGGTTCTTTAGTATTTTCGTATTCTTGTTTTGCCTGTAACATCTTCTTCTTGAACACAACACGATCATTATACATATCTTCCATCAACTCTGGAAGAAAACCTTTTATATTTGTTTTGAACAAAGCACCATTAGGTGTCATAGTAGTATTTTTAAATATAGATGTATCAACTTCTTTGTTTAGAAGTTTATCTACTTTCATACCTTTTACTGTATCCAGAGATTTTAGGGTTTCTGGGGATATGTTATATTGCATCATTAGGTGTGGATACAATGAGTTCAAGTCAAAAGACATAACCCATTTGTGTTCACCAACTATAGGATCTTTGACATATGCACCCTCAAACTTTTCTGCCTTTTCTGAATGTCGTTTCTGTGGAATCACAATGTTCTTTTTCTTTAGATAATTGTAGATTAGAACATCCCAATATTTAACCGAACCAAGAACATCCATGTAATTAACTTTGGCTTCATATGCCATAGTCAAACACAATTCAATAAGTCGCATCTTATCTTCAATACGATCAACTAGTTCCACATCAAGAATGTTATAGTCAATAAAAGATTGAAAGTCTTTTGTATACCACTCGCTGAATGTTTCATATGGATTTGTATCTTTCTTCTGCCCAAGTTCTACATATGCAATATGTGTAAGTGCATATGACTCTTGACTTGTATATGTAAACTTGTGATACAAGTCCAAGTAATCTAAATGAGCAATACCCCTAATATCATAGAGTTGGTGTTTTCTACCACTATTATAAACTTCTTTATCTTGAACCATACGCCATGGTGATAATCGTTTTAGTTCATCTTCGCCAAATAATTGTTTCATACGATTACATAAGTAAGGTATATCAAAAAATTCTGTATTCCATCCAGTTATGATATCTGGTGGACTTTTTTCCCAAAAGATAAGAAACTCTTTAAGTAGATGTATTTCACTTTCACATTCAATATAAGTTACATCATCACGATCATTGGTATATTTACCAACACCCCAAACGATAATCTGTTTATTTGAATGGTTCTTTACAGTAATAGAAAGAAATGGTTCTGCCGCTTCTTGTGGATTAGGAAAACCATTCTCACATTTAACCTCTATATCAATTGTGTATATTAAGATGTGATCCAAATCCCAATTTACGGCATTTGGATATTGTTCTGCAAGATATGTATATGGAAATTGATTTAATCCTAATACTAAATCTTTTTGATTTTCATATTGTTTTGCCCACTCCTTTGCATCTTTGATATTATCGAATTTGATTGGAGCTGCATTACCACCAGCAAGAGTCTTGAAACCACTTACCTTTTCACAAGGTGTATACAAAGTTGGTTGATATTTAACTTTACGAACTTGCCTTTGACCGTTTACAACTTCTCTAAGAAAAAGTTGGTTTCCCCATTGCAAAATGTTTGTATAAAAAGTATTCATCATCATGTTCCATTGTATAGTAAAATGTGGGCATTGTCAAGTCTTTTATTCAAATAAAGTTTCTTTTTGTTTTACGGTTGGAAAGTAGATATTGATCATTTCTAATCTATCATGTGCGGCAGATAGTTTATCTAGTTCTGCCATAACTGCTTCTGTAACATCTGAATGCTCTCCAATACCAGCAGGCATAGTTTGGTATACGGCGATATTTGCCTTATGTACTTCTATTTCACCTTCAGCCTGCTTCTTTGCAGCTAAAATAATTTGTTCGCCAACTTTCATTTTCATCTCCTATGATTTGATTTTTTTTGGTAACTCGTCCTCATCGTTACTATCCCCTCTTTCAATCCAATCCGATAGGACGAATCTTCTGTTTGGATTGACACTAACTTGAAACAAAGTCATAAGTCCTCTGTTAGCAAGAAAGTTACTTCTGGAATCTTTTGTTGTAAGTCCTACTGGGCAATCTATGTACTTTCTATTATTGAAAGTGATGTTGACATTAACGATTGGTCTTTCGTCTATTTTACCAACATGTTCTGGTTTAGACACACCTTGTAAGGCACTTGTAAATTTCTTTCCACCCTTTTCCCACCGTACAGTTCTACCAGAAACATCAATTTTATCTACTACAAACATTGATGCATGTGTTCCATTTCCAGTATCAAACTTTGCTCTTAGTGGGCCATATCCTTCTACTTCAATTCTTTCTACATATCCACTTTCTGTGGAAAATGAGTTTCTACGATTGTTTGAATCCATCACAAAGTCTAGTAACTTATCTACAATCTTGGATGGTTTTGCTTCTCCTATATATGCATTGTTATCTGACTCTGTATCAGTAGCATCGTATAGTGCAAAGTTAGAACCAATACCAGCAGAACCATTACACTCTAGAATATATATTTTTTTACCAACAAGTGCATGATCCACCCCAACAACAT